ACACGTTTGATGATCGTTATTTAGGAGCAAAGGCTACACAGCCAGCAACAGATAATGATGGTGATGCACTTATTACTGGTGCAATGTACTTTAACAGTACATCTAATCAACCATTTATCTATGGCAGCGGTGGTTGGGTTGCAGCAGGTAGTACAGTAAACGGTACAGCACAACGTTCTGTTTATACAGCAACAGGAGGACAGACCTCTTTTGCTGCTACGTATGATGTCGGTTATGTAGACGTTTATTTAAATGGTATTAAGCTAATACTAGGAACTGACTTTACTGCAACTTCAGGCACAGCTATTGTGCTAACATCAGGAGCTACTGCAGGGGATATTGTAGACATTGTTGCCTACGGAATCTTTGAAGTAGCTAACCACTACAACAAAACAGAAAGCGATGCACGTTATGCTCTAGCAGATGATGCACTTGCTTTAGCTATTGCGTTAGGATAAGGATTTAAAAATGGCTAACACTTTTAAAAACGCAGTTGGTTCAGCAATAGGCACATCTCAAACAAGTGTTTATACTGTTCCTTCTGGGGCTACAACAACAGTTATTGGAATGACTATCTCAAATATTACAGGTGCATCTACTACTTGTGATGTTGTCGTTACAGACACATCAGCAGGTACAAGTGTGTACATTGTAAAAGGAGCTACTGTTCCATCAGGCGGTGCACTAGTACCCATTGGTGGCGAACAGAAAATCGTACTTGAATCAACAGACGTAATCAAAGTAACTAGCAGCGTGGCTTCTGGTCTTGATGTTATCGTATCTGTACTAGAGCAATCTTAAGGGGTTAAATAGAAATGGCATATATTGGTAACCAACCAGCACCGTCAAACGTAAACAGTGATAGCATCACAGACGGTAGCATTAAAAACGCAGACATTGCACCAGACGCAGCTATTGATGTCAGTAAGCTTGATGGTGTCACAGCAACTAATACTGAGCTTAATACGCTAGATGGCGTTACTGCTACAACTGCAGACCTAAACATCACTACAGGTGCAGATGCTGCAGGTGTGACAACCAGTGACATTCAGAAGACTCAATACCTTTCTAGTGTCACTTCAGATGTTCAAACACAGTTAAACAACGCAGCAGGTGCATCCGTTAAGGGTACGCTTACTAAGTCTTTTACTGAAAATGAAACAGCTACCGTTTCTTTAAGTGCAGCTTCTACACCTACTCCTATAGTTTCTGTAACTAAAGAAGTACCTCAATTAGGTGTGTTCTCAAAAGGTAACTGGGATGTAAATTCATCAGGATCAAACTACGATATTGAAGACACTGCAACAGCTACTACACTTACCCCTTCTGTAGCTGATGATGACGGTGTGTTTACTCTTGGTTCAGGTTCTTTTGCTTCTACAGATGTAGGTAAACGTATTGTTGGTAATGGCGGTGAAGCAGTTCTAAAAACTACTGCGGGTGCTTATGAACTTGTTACAGCGTTTGCGGATACCTCTACAATCGCTTCGGGTGATTGGGAAATGTATGCTGTTAAGTTTGATGGCACTAAAGCTAAACTAAGCGGTTTCTTTGAAAGGGCCAACACAACAGGTAACGTAACTAACTCAAAAGTAGTTAAAACTATTACTTTTCCAAGAGCTACTTTTAATATGACATCTTTTGAGTTTAACCAAGATAAAAAGAAGATGTACATATCTTCTGTTGGTAATAGCTATTCTTATCAACAGTTCTGGTCTATTGGTTTAAACGATGCCTTTGATCTTAGTGAAGTGTGGTTTAACAATGACGAGATAGAAGATGCTCAAGCAGTTGCGGGTGAGATATATAACTTAACTGCAAGCAATGATGGGCATAAAGTATTTTTCATTGATAACAGAGATAACTATAACCCAACATACTACAATAAACAAGCACCTGCTCAGGCAGTAATATATGAACGTAATGCTGAAAAACGTTATCATTACACATACACAGAACCAAGTGGAGCCATTCACTGGGACGGTGAGGATGTAGACAACAACTTTAACCGTATTCGTTTTTATAATAATGGCAATGACATCTTTATTCTATGTAGTGGTGTTACTCCACGTATGCTAAAGTATGCTGCTGTTACTGCAAATAGTATTCAAGGTTTACCTACTGGTGCTACTGATTACGCACAGTCTTTAGATATTTCAGGTAATGTTGGTACTACAAACCCTCAGATTGCGAGGAGCTTTGACTTTTCTGCTGATGGTTTTAACCTGTACATATCTGACGATAATACAGATACAATGTTTCATTATCAACTTACAACAGCGTTTGATTTAACAACTGCTAGTTATGTAGGTTCTCAAACATTTAGTAACATCAAAGACTTTAGAATTAATGATGATGGTACTAAAATTATGTGGATAAAAAATACTTCTATTAATGTAACTACGTTATCTACAGCCTATTCTATTGCAACTCTTGGGTCTACAGAAACTGTTAATATTAACAGCAATAATACAAATACAAACGGCTACGCTAGAGATATTGTCTGGGCTAACTCTGGACAAGAACTGTTTTTTAATGTAGGTGACAGCTATATCAGAAAAATGATCTGTACAGAGGCATACAACTTAGACACAGCTAAACAGTATATCCAAAGTACTGACTCTTCAAAGACAAACTTTGCTAATGTAGGTAGTAACTGGGGTGTGGCTCTTTCTGATGATGGTACTAAGATTGTTTGGATAGGTAACACAAACGATAATGCTGACACAATTAAAAGTGATACTATGAGTACTGCTTTTGATTTAGGTACTTTAAGTGGTTCTCCGTCTTCCTATACACAGACTAATAACAACTACCACCCTATGTACTTCCCTAGAATACAGTACAGTTCTAATGGAAATACGCAGTATGTTTACACTATGGCTTCCGATAATACAAACTTTATGCGTCAACAGTTTGGTACTCATTGGAGTGCAGGAACACTTGGAGGAGTAAACGTCCAAAATATGTCTGAAAGTAGTGCAAATAGAGGAGATGCTTCACAAGGTCTAGCCTTTAACGACAGCGGTACTTCATTCGTCACATCAGCTAGGAATTCATCGTACTTTAAACATAGGGACAATGGTAATACAAATACAGCCAGATATTCGTATCCTACTTTAAGTTTCTCATTCTCTAAAGGTGCCTCCCCAACTAGTTGTAGCCATAATGCTGGTTTAGCATTAGATACACTAGACATTGGACGTAAGAACCAGCATCAGTTCAGGTGTCCTACTGCATTTAACAATGATGGTACAGGTCTTTTGGTTACGCACTGGACTAATGACAACCCTGTTGTATCAGAGATTAAATTAGATGCAGCCTACTCTATTAGTACTACCTTTAATAGAGATAACTCTTCTTCTACTTCATACCAGTCTATAAGTCTAAGTGGCTTTACAGGTAGTACTCAAGGTATTTATATTAGTGAGGATGGTACTAAGTTATTTTACCTTTCTCAAACTACAGGTACAAATAACCCTGTTATTCATAGTCGTACCTTTGGTACTCCTTGGGACTTGACTACACTTGGCGCTACTGTAACATCTAAAAACCTAAGCTTTAGTGGCATAGGTTCAAGTGAGCGAGTCAGAAACCTTCAGTTTACTCACGGAGGTAAGTACTTCTGGACTTGGAATGGTGATGACGGTCAGTTCTATGGTGCACCTCTTGCAACAGCTTATGATATTACAACAACTGGAGCCGCTATTGTGGAATCTTGGAATGGTACTATTGGCTCATATGGTGGTACATCAATAAGTAATACCCCTGGTACTGGTACAGGTCCAGGTAACTGTTGGCACTTTACACCAGATGGTCAAGCAGTATGGGTGTTCTACAGAACAGGTACTTCAGCAACAAACCACATTCACGCACTCTTTTCTCTAAGAAAGCCTTTTAGGCCAGACCAAGGATATACAAGTTCTTATACCTATAGTACTAGCGGAAATCTTGTTAGAGGTACGAGTACTTCTAGTGACTACCCTCAAATGGCTTTCTATGAAGGTAGGGGTAATGAAGTTTATGTTGGTGCTTATCGGGGAGACTTTTTTAACCAAGACTCACAAGACCCTGTAACAAACAGACATGATCCTGTAATCTTTAGAACATATGAATCAACAAGTAATACTTATGGTCACCTTATTGGTCAAAACACTATTAACGACTTTTTAGGTATTACACGTCTATCGACATTTATGTCTAATGCATCAGATGCTCACTTAACACCTGATGGTAAGTATTTGTTCGTTCTAAGAGAATCTGGTACTATCTACAGAATAGAAACACAAAGTGAGTACTTAAAAGATGTCACTCCACACGATCAATACATCCCATTGATTACAAACAATACAGGTCAGATTAATACTGCTGACTGGACGGATATTAACTCAATGGATGCTGATGATGGTGGAGATGGTACTAAGTACTATGCATTCTCTACAGATGGACGTACAACGTTTGAGATTTTAGATAACTCAAACGGTACTCGTAATATCATTCGTGATAACTCAGGTACGTGGCAGTATAATAGTAACACCACCTATGATTCTGAAACTTGGACAAACGCTACGTCAAACACTATCTACTCTGCATTGAGAGATGCATTAGCTGTTACTCAAAACCAAATGGTTACATCACAGCTAGAGGCTGTTTCAGATGCTCAGTTCTTTGCAGCAGGTAATACTTTTGACTTAGCTATCATCTTACGTTCTTCTGAGGGTATTGATGCAGCACCTTATTCTGATGGTGTCTCAGTAAACTATGATGCTGCTGCATTGAACAAAGGTGCTATCCTTGGCACAGACTACGATTATGACGTACCTTCTAGTACTTCTGTTCGTATCACATCTCTAGCATCACAAAACTTGAAGGTTAAGGTACTGTAAAGTACCTTTTCCTCTTTCATCTATAAAGGTAATGTAAATGGCAAAAAGTAAGGCAAGAAAAGTAGCTGACCTTATATCTACAGGTAGCCCTTTAGATGACGGTGAGATCACTGCTTCTGACATAGCTGATGTTACTGCTAGTAGTACAGAGTTAAACATCCTTGACGGTGTTACAGTTCATACATCTGACATCAACAACGTTACAGGTATTAACTCTGCTGTACAGTCTGCACTAGACTTAAAAGGTACAGTGTCTACTTTGTCTGACCTCAGTGTTACAGCTACTGCTGCAGAGCTAAACCTTTTAGATGGAGTTCCTGCAGGTCTTACTACGACAGAGATAGGTTATCTAGACGGTGTTACAGGTAATATACAAACACAGCTAGATGCTAAAGCAGGTAGTCTTACAGACTTAGGCGTTACTGCAAGTACATCAACTTTAAACGGTGCTGTTACTACGGGTAAGTCGATAGCTATGGCTATTGTTTTTGGATGATAAAAGGTAAATAAAATGACCGCACCAAATATTGTAAATGTCAGTACCATTACAGGTAAAACTGATATGGCTACTTTAAGTACTAGTACGGCTAGTATTGTCGCAAATGCTGCAGCAAGCAATAAAGTTTATAAGCTTAACTCTATTATAGTTTCTAATATAGACACCGCAAACGCTGCAGATGTATCTGTATTCATAACTAGAGGTGTTACAAATTATTTTCTTGCACGTAGTATTTCTGTACCTGGTGATAGTACTTTAATTGTTTTAGGTAAAGACACTGGAGTGTACTTGGAAGAAGACGATGACTTAAAAGCATATGCAAGTGGTGTTAACGATCTTCAAATTATTGTGTCTTACGAAATCATAGAGTAATATTATGTCTAGATGGAGAATAAACGGTGGTATAATAGGTAAGGAAATCAGTTATGCAGACGGTGACTCAGGCGTTTGGTCTTTAGAATCTCCTTATTTAAACCTAAACAAAACCCCTCCTGGTGAGGCTCTTTTTGTAAGTACAAACATTAACCAACTATGGACTGTTCCATCTGGTGTAACAAGTATTGGATGTATCTGCATAGGTGGTGGAGGTGGAGGTTCAGCCTCTACACTATCTTCCAACGGTGTTTCTGGTGGAGGCGGTGGAGGAGGTGGCCTCCATTGGAGAAACTTAACAGTAACACCTGGTCAGCAATTTAGAGTTCTTGCTGGCGTTGGAGGATCAGGGGGTTCTAGTTCTGGTTCTAATAGTGCAGGTAGTGGGCAGCTCAGTCGCATAATGAGTTCAAACTACTCAGCGTATTATCTCCTTGCAAATGGCGGTACTAGAGGCTCTTATAATGTAAACAATAGTGGTTCTGTATCTGGTGGCTTTTCATACTTCGCAACATACGGAGGCGGTGGTGGCTCTGGAGGTGGAGGCCGCAATGGTGCAAACGGTAACGGAGGAGGCGGTGGCGGTGGTGCTGGTGGCTACTCTGGTAATGGCGGTCTTGGCGGTTATTACAATCAGTTTGGTACGGCTGGCTCTGGTGGTGGCGGTGGCGGTGGTGGCGCTTGCAATGGCTACACATCCGCTGTAACAGCAGGTGGTGGTGGTACATCCCCTTATGGAGAAGGTGCTAGTGGTGCACAAGCTACCTCTAATAACACAGGCTCCCAAAGTGCTATACAAGGTTTTCAAGGCTCTCCTGAAAGTGGTTCCCTAGCTACCAAAGCCTATGGTGGTGGCGGTACAGGCGCAGAAGATGACTCTGGATCAAGCGGTGCTTCTGGTTCGAATGGAGTAGTTAGAATAATTTGGGGTGCAGGTAGAGAGTACCCAAGCACTAATACTGCCGAATCTTTTAGTGAAGGTAATATAACTACTTATTAAGTAGTAAAATCTTGACATTTCAGCATTTATGAGTTAAACTATGAGTGACATCAAACTTTCTCCAGAAGAAATAGAAGATATGCTAGATCGTGCAGCTAGGCGTGGGGCTAAGGAAGCTTTACGTTCTATTGGCTTACTAGACGATGATGCACATAAAGACATTACAGAGATGCGTAGCTTGTTGGAAGCATGGCGTGATACTCGTAAGTCTATCTGGTCTACACTAGTAAAATTAGTTACCGTTGGAGTCCTGACATTTATTGCAGGTGCGGTATGGATGACAATGGGTAAATAAAGGTAAAGTATAATGGTAGAAATTATCGAAAAAACAATGACAGAGTCTGAATACAAGGCTATGTTAGACACCTCTGATTACCGTTATACGGCAGGTGATGATAAAGCATTTACTAAAATCACTATTGTTAATGATACATCTGGACGGGTCTTTACTGAGAGACTTATAACACCTAGATTAAAAGAAGACGGTACACGATACGAAAGTTGGGGTAGAAGCACTAGTTTTGGTTCAACTAGTTATGGCTCTACTGCTGAAGAATCAGCGGCAACATGGGCTAAAATGAACAGTGGTAACCCTGATCTTGCTGCAGAGGGATACCAACAAAAAGCTAATCACATAATAAATACATTTACTTCTCGTGGTCAGAGTGTTGAACAAGCAACTAAACTAGCTAATAGTCTGACTTATAACAACACCAAAGCTATAACAGATATAACAGGGTTAGATTTTCAAAAAGCAGTTAGGCTAAAGGGTGGATATAATTTACAAAGAAGTCGAAATTTAGACGCTATTATTGCTGCCTCTAAAGTAGAAGGCAAGTTAAGTGGTTCTTCTTTCTTAGATAATATGAGGAAAGCCAATAACCAAGTCTTACGTAGAGGTCTTCAGTTAGACCCTATCTCTAAAGAGAAGGACGAATACGGTAGACCTGTAGACCCTAACGGCACACTAGACGCTAATGGAAATGTAGTTGATGGTAGATTTGCTCAAAACAGACCTAATTTAGTTAAAATATCAGATAACATATACCTAAACACTCAGACTGGTTACTCTGTAGCTGCAGCAAGCAATGGTGCTCTTCTAACTCAAATAACAGGTAACACACTAGATCAAATGTGGGCCTATGGTATTGGTAGAGATCAGTTCCAAAAAGTTAGAGACTATGCTAATAACTCTAATATTAAACTAGTTGGCCTAGAGCAGCAAACTGTTGATAAAGTAGATTGGGATTCTGTACAAACTACTGCAGGAGATACTAGCTTCTTAGTAGATTACCAAGCTAGCATTGAAAGTGAACAAACATTACGTTCGCCTGAAGCAGCTAAACCTGAAGACGTAGTGCCTGGAACTACAACAGTAGCTACACCAGAACCTACTTACGATGAAACACCTACTGCTATTCCTGTAGATACAACAACAACTGAAGAAGCACAACAACCAACAACACCTTACGCTCCCATAACACCTTATACTCCTACACCTACTACACCGTACACTCCTACCCCGACTACAGTAACAGGACAGCCTGTAGGAGTAGGTGTTACACCAACAGGTGTGTACCCACAAGCTCCAGTGACAGGTACTATGGGTACACCTTTGCAGACTGCAGGGCTAAGTGCTGTACCTCAAACAGTACAGGTACGTCCTGACTACACAGGTACAACTATGTCTAACCTTACATCACAGTCACAGCGTGGCTTTGGTGGACAACGTACTTATGAGAATCAGTTTGGTCAAAGAATTACTGTAACTGTAGATGGCTCAGGAAAACCTATTACATACTTACCTCCAGGTTATGATAAGCTAGTTACAGGAATGGCTGAGGGTGGTCTAGTAGAAGCTGAGAAGAGCATGGCATCTAAGTTCCTTGGCTTCAAGGGTGGAGACTTAGAGAAGTTCTTAGAAGCTAACCCTGCTGCTGCAGCTAAGATGGGTAAATACCGTACAGCACTACGTAATAAGATGACACAGAAAGGTACTGTGTTTGCTCAAGAGGGTACTACTGTTATTCCTGCTGTTAGTTCAGCAGCAGCAGACCTGTCTAATGTAACAACACTTGGCGCTGGGGCTGCTGAAGGTGCTGATCCTTATCAAGAACAACTAGCTGCAATGCAACGGGGTGCTATTCAGCAAACCATGCAGCCTACACAAGCTGCAGTAGATATGCTACAACCACAAGATGCTGATTTTATTGCGTCTACTGCAGGTCAAACAACTGCTGTGGCTCCTATGGCTGAAGCTGCACAAGTAGGTACTGTAACACAAGCGCAGATGCCTATGACCACTGCTGCTGGTACTATAACACCTACTACAGTTGCTTCTGATGTACAGGCTGAAACAGAAGCTATGCAACCTGTTACAGGTACAGTATCTGAACAAGCACAAGTAGATGCTGCTCAACAAGTAGGTACATCTTTGTCAGGCATTGATGCTGCACAGGGTAACGCTATCTTGATGGACAACCCAGTACAACGTCAGATTGAAGACGGTGAGCTTATATCGGGTGTAGCTAATGCTGAAACTGCTGCTGCGTTCACTGAACAAGTACAAGCTGCTACTGCTACACCTTCTAATAAGGCTACTGTAGCTGGACAACTAGAAGGTCTTATGCAGCAGTTTGAGGGTGGGGAGACACCTGCTTGGGCTGCTGGGTCTATGCGTACAGCGATGCAGACACTAGCTGCTCGTGGTTTAGGTGCGTCTAGCCTAGCAGGTCAGGCTGTAGTACAGGCTGCTATGGAAGCTGCGCTACCTATCGCTCAGATGGATGCACAGACTACAGCGCAGTTTGAAGCACAGAACTTATCTAACCGTCAACAACGTGCAATGCTAGCTGCACAACAACGTGCTACATTCTTAGGTCAAGAGTTTGATCAAGCTTTCCAAGCTCGTGTACAAAACTCAGCACGTATTGGTGACATTGCCAATATGAACTTTACTGCTGAACAGAACATTGCCTTAGAGAACTCTCGTGCAGCTAACACAATGAACCTAACTAACCTGTCTAACCGTCAAGCTATGGTTATGGCAGAGGCTGCTGCATTGTCACAACTAGACATGGCTAACCTAAACAATAGACAACAGGCTGCTGTGCAGAATGCTCAAAACTTCTTGCAGATGGATATGGCTAATTTGTCTAACGAGCAACAGACTGCTATGTTCAAAACTCAGCAAAACATTCAAGCTATGTTCACTGATCAAGCTGCAGAGAATGCTGCTTCACAGTTCAACGCACAGAGTGAGAATCAGACTAACCAGTTCTTTGCTAACCTATCTGCACAAACATCACAGTTCAATGCAGCACAACAGAATGCTATGGATCAGTTTAACGTGAATAGTGTTAATGCTCTACGTGAATTTAATGCAGAGATACAGCAACAGCGTGACTTGTTCAATGCACAGAACGGTCTTGTAGTTGCGCAGTCTAATGCACAGTGGAGACAGAATATTGCTACATTAAACACTGCCGCACTGAATGAAAGTAATGCTGAGTTTGCTCGTACTATAAATGGTCTTACAGAATTAAACATGAGTCAGATATGGCAGCGTGAGCGTGACATCATGAGCTTCGCATTCCAGACAGCTAACAATAACGCTGACCGTGCTACAAGCATTGCTGTACAAAACATGATTAGCAATGCAGCTAAAGATACAGCAGCAGCTACTAAAAGCGCTGGGTTTGCTAAAGCTGCGGGTACTATCATTGGCGCTATCGTAACAGGATAATAAAACATGGCAGAATTTAACTATGATATGTTTAGCTTGGGGACTAGAGCTAAAGATAAACTAAGAGAAGTATCCCAAGAAGGTGCTGTACCTGCAGGTATTGGTGCTAAACCTGCTGATGAACAAGAGCCTATGGATAAAGGCTTCTACGAAAGTATGTATGATGCTATCGTGACTTACTTCGATAACGCAGAAGAGGGTGATCGTGTTCTTACAGCTAAAGAGATTGACAAGGATCGTACTAAAGAGGATGTCCTACGTGAGTTTGATGCGCTAGATAGTTTATTATCTGAGGATACAGAGACACCTTCGTTAGACTACTTTGATGAAATAGATGTAGACACACGTGAAGAGATGACAGATGCACAAGCTAAGAACTTACGTGAAGTAGCTACAACAGAGTTTGGTCAGCCTTTAGAAGGAGAGCTTAAAGATGTCACAGATACGGAAGAAGGTAAATTAACTAATGTTGGACCTCTTGAAGAACTGGCAGAAGATATTGATCCTGGTACTATTGACACTGAGCCTCTTGATGCTGATGGGGTGCAGCCTACCGATGGGAAAGGCTTAATGAGTCCTCGCCTTGATATTAAGGGAGAGACACCAGAGAAACCTCGTATAGGAGATGTTAACTTCAACCCTATAGAAGAGTCTATTAAAGAAAAGACTTCTCAGTTTTATCTCGACATAGGACAAAAAGCAGAAACAGATCACGGCTCTGTACCAAAACCAACAAATGATACGGCTGAGAAAGATATACCTGAAGCACAACGTAGTAAAGATGTAGGGTTTGGTCACAAAGTAAAATCTTCAGAAGAAGCATCTGGTGAAATACATGGTATCAAGTTTAAGAATGAAGATGGTACATACATAAAACTAACAGAAGCACAAAAAGTAGAAATACTTAACAAAGACATGGCTGCAGAACTAGCCTTAGCACGTAATGGTTACGATGGAAAAGAGGGATGGGATGCAAAGCTTAAAAAGCTAGGTATTACATGGGATGAACTAGACTATAAATATCAAAACGCTTTAACATCTTTAGCCTATAATGTAGGTGGTGCAAAAGCAGGTACAGGTTGGACTAAAGTATTACAAGCTGCAAAAGATGGTAACGCAAAAGAGTTTGCGAAGCAAATGCGTAGAAAAGACTCAGGTAAAAACACAGCAGGTATGGATAACCGTGTTGCTAAAGAACTATACTATGCTGGTATTATATCAGGGTTAGATGATGTTTCGTCTGTGCTGCCTTTAGCAGATGCTACAGTCTCTGGTGTACCACAAAGTGGTGACACATAATGTTCGGTTTACCCCTAGAGTTAATTACAATGTTGTTCTCCACCGTGCTAGGTGGGGTTATGTCTATCTGGGGGCAGTCCATGAAAGCCCGTCAGATGCAGAACGAGATGCTCATGCAACGTGCAGAGTTTAACCGTAGTGCTGTAGCTGATGCACGTGACGCAGGTAAGAATGATAAACACTTTGCTTGGACACGTAGGCTCATAGCTTTATCTGCTGTATTCTCTATTATTGTCTTGCCAAAGCTAGTCGCTGTATGGTATCCTGATGTTAGCGTATATGTAGGGTACACTGAAGCTACTGGTGGTCCGTTAGCTTGGTTGTTTGGACCTGATGAAGCAATACAGTGGAAGATGGCTAAAGGCTTTGTAATAACTCCACTAGACACACATATCGTATCAGCCATTGTAGGACTTTACTTTGGCGCTGGATTCACTAAATAAGGTATAATTAAAATGGCATCATTTCTTGAAGCACCTGTACCAGGTCAGTCCCTTACGGATCAACCTAAGAACTGGCCTTGGGAGAACCCACCAGAGATGGCAGAACCAGAAGAGGCTACACGTTATTACATTAACAAGTTAGCTGATGAAGACGTAATGGATGACTTGTCTGTTGTGCTTGGTGGCGGTATGCCTGTTGCACCATTCGTTAAGACATTGCTAACTACAGGTGTTATGAATGGTTTGCATTCTGTAGATGTAAGCATTATCATTGCACCAGTTATCCACGCATTCATTAAAGCTGCTATGACAAGCTACGGCATTGAAGTACGTGATGATATTACTAGCCCTGAAGAAGCTCTCAAAGAGCGTGAGAAGCAACGCTTGCAGACTGCACTAGAGCTAGCCTTAGCTGATGCAGGTACAAAGCAAGACGATCCTGGTACAGCTATGCTACAAGAGATACAGACTACGCTTAACGAAGAAGATGTAGAAGCAACAACAGAAGATGCAGAGATGGACATGGAAGTAAGCGAGTCTGCTGAACCTATGGGCCTGATGGCTAAGGAGGCTTAATTATGAGTTTTGACTGGATGGCCTTTGCTGAAGGGTTTATGGAAACTGCAGCAACTAACATTAAAGAGAAGAAGAGAGAAGCTCGTGAGTATGAGACTGAGCAAGAAGACTTAGCTAAGCGTAACGTTCTTAAAATCTCTCAGCGTAATGCTACAGTAAATAAGATCATGGGTGTAGCTACTATGCTCAAAGACAACGGTGTTAGTAATGAGCAGATACAAGCTGCTATTGCCTCTGGTCCTAACGCTATTGTAGAACTGTCTACTAAAGTACAAGAAGCTGTTGCAGCAGGTGGAGGTAAACCTCTTACAAGTGCAGATGTAGACAGTATTATCCGTATGCCTAAAGACTTCTCTCCTGTAGACATGGAGCTAGACGAGTACGTAAAGCGTTCTTATGGTTTGTACTCTCCTAACGTAGGCGTAGGCGAAGAAGCTGAAGTAGGTTTCTGGGATCGTGTAAGCGGTGACGCTGCAATGAAACGCACTAAAGCTAAACTAGACAGTAGCGCTATGTATGAAGGTATGACTGCTGCTGATATTAATGAGCTAGCTGCATTGAGTGACTACCAAGCTGTTATCCCTTCTACGTTTGCTACATTCACAGACTTTAAACGCTTTGACAACAATGCACGTATGGGTGTTCAAGCTGATATTCTTACACAGATCGAAGCACTAGAAGAGATGGACTCTGAGTATGCTGCAGCACGTCAGGTGTTGAAAGAAATATCACCTACTACAGACCTTGCTGAAGAGCAGACTGCACGTAAAAATGCACTAGAAGTTATTCAACGTAAGAACCGTGAGACATTCGGTCCTATCTTTGATCAGGCTATCACAAAGTTTGGCACACAAGCTCTAACAGGCTTGGATGACTTGATGACTACGTACATGGGTGAAGAGTATGTCACTGACCTACGTGATACACTAAGCCCTGCTATCAAAGAAGAGGTTGATCAAACTTCAGCAGCTAAGATTGAAGAGACAGGTGGTACTGTAACTAAAACTGAGAACACTGTCACTATGTCTCACCCAGACATTCTTAATGATGAAGGGGGTAATACTGTAGAGGTAACCTTTGATCTAGGTGAGAACGGTGTGGTACAGAGTGCTACAGCAGGTGATATGACATTCAGTCAAGAAGAGGCACAGCTTATCCATAACGAGTTTACTAACTATGTAAGTACTGGTGTTATAAGCCGTGACTTGAATACACCTCTACCTGAAGACGCAGTAAACGTAGACCCTACATCTGTTACACGTGAAGAGTGGGAAGATATGACTCCTAATGAACGTGAAGCTGCAGGACTACCTCGTAGTAATATTGGTGGTATGCGTACCATGTTTGCATCAGAGGAAGGTTTTGCACAAGTAGAACTTAAGCGTAACGCTAACCCAGACGCAATGTACAAGATAAACATTTCTGGTTTAGGTACGTTCAAAGTAAAAGGTGAAGACCTTAAGTATATCTCTGATCAACGACTAGCTGCTGAGCAAGGTGGTGTCTCTGTATCTGAGTTTGGTGTAGATGAAGACATGCCAAGCAAAACTATGACAGCTAAACGCCTACAAAAGATGTACGGTGAAGAGGCTAAAGAAGCTGTTACAGTAGAAGGACCAGAAGATGAACAAGAGTCTGAAGGTATCATGTCACCTATTAAACCCAAGCTTCGCCCTGACACTCGTAGCATCCGTGAGAAGACTATGGATCGCTTCGGTATCACACAAGAAGCATTACAAGAAGGTCTTGACTCAGGTCAGATCACAGAGTTAGACTTACAGGTTCTTACTGAAGAAGGTGATGACATCTTTGAATATATGAAAGATAAAGTAGAAGGTGAGCCTGATGATGCTGAGTTGTTTGGTCTACTAGCTGATTGGGCAGACGAGAACAACAAGACTCTACCGTTCAATAAAGGCTTTCTAGTGTATCAGTTGAAGAAGGTTCTAAGTAATGGCTAAGACAATACAAGAAATACTTTCGGCTGGTAAAGCGGCAGAAGAACAAACAAATGAAATACTTGGAGAGACACCTAAAGTAGGTGATGCTAATGACTTCCTTAATAAGTACTCTGTACGTAGACGTAAGGAAGCAGAGGAGGAAGACACTGTAATAGACATGGGTGCTAAGCTTAAGAAGAAAGACTTCTATAAGCAAGACAACCTGTCTAAGATTCGTAACTATATGATCTCACGTAAAGGTGTAGACTACAAAGACAAAGCTGATGAAGATGTAGTTGAAGACTTTGTAGATCATATGCGTAGCTTCAACACAAACCTTGTAAGTACCAGTGGTGAGGTACGCCATATCAGTAATGCATCAGAGGATGACAAGCGTATAGCTCGTGATGCTTATCAGTTGTATGATCAGCTAGGCAACGTGTTTGTTAACGATGGTTTCTTTGGTGCAGTAGACGGTGTGTTTGACTACATTGGTGCTGCAGCTACTGACCCATCTAACTACATTGGTTTGCTTACAGGTGGTGTAGGTAAAGCTGCAGCGCTGGGTATCACACAAGGTGGTAAAGAGCTAGTTAAACGTGCAGCTATTGAAGCAGGACAGAATGCTATCAAGTCTGGTGCTACCCGTCAGGCTGCACAGAAAGCATCTAAAGAAGCTGCAGAACGTGTAGCCCAGCGCCTAGCAGAGAAAGGCGTTAAGGGTAGTGCAGCTAAGAAGTTACGTGAACGTGTAGCATTGCGTGAGAAGCAGAACTACATGCTTAACGCTAAGAAGAAAGCACAGAAAGAGTTCCTGGAAGAGCGTGGCAGAGAAGGTGTACGCAAGTCTTTGTATGCTACTACAGCATTAGATGCATCTTTCGCTATGCTTAACGACTACCAGATACAAAACGTCATGCTAGACGTAGGTGCACAAGAAGAGTACAGCGCATTACAGACAGGCTTTAGTTCCTTTCTTGGTGCTGTAGGGGGAGGAGCACAACTCATTGGTGGTAAGTTTAAAGGTGCTAGTGGTCTGTCAGACACAGAGCTACAGCTACGTAAAGCTAAACGTAATGCTGAGCTAGAGTCAGACATTGAAGCTGCTACCCTTATTGCTTTACCTAAGAAAGAAGTGAAGCGTGTAACCAAGCACATCAATGAAACACTTGATGGCTGGGAGTCTAAGTGGAAGCGTGGTGATAACCTATTCCAAACATCTATGCTACCTGCTGAACTACTGCATGACATTATGTTAGGCACAGATGGTAAGGGTGGTCTAGCTAAAGTGTTCAAAGACAATGGCATGAAGCTAAACAAGAACCTACGTGTCACAGATGTAATGACTAACGTTCTTAAGCAGATGCCACAAGATGAACTACAAGGTATCTCTAAGCGTATGCAGCCTCTCGTAGGTTATACACTGGGCGATACTACTACTGTAGCACAAGAGCTAGGCGATCTTATCGCATCTAAAGTACGTAACGGTATGCAGCTTGGTAACGTGATGTCACAGACACGTAAGACTATTGATGCTGGTGTTGTACATGGTCAACGTGCAATGGATAACCTAGTGCGTAACCCACAAGCTAATGACGCTATGGAAGAAGAACTTGCGAAAGCTACAGGTAAGAAGTCTATGCAGCTAGGTGCTTACACTCAGTCAGTGTGGCGTAGATTGCTTGTATCTTCACCTGCTACTACAGCATTGAACGTTGCTGGTTTCTCTCAGTTCTACATGGGTTCTACTATGGCTGATGTATTCACTGGGGGTTCTAACCTAGTGTACGGACTTGCGCTGGGTGGTAACTTCACTAAGCGTGGGCGTGAAGCATTACGTGTAGCTAATGTGTACAAGAACATTCAAGCGCAAAAGATGCGTAACTTGAGAGACCCTTACACTACACACGATGCATACATGCAGTTCCTATCTCAGTACAAAGACATTGAGAAGGTGTTGTTTGAATCTGTAACAGGTGGTGTTGAACGTTCAGGTAAACGCTTTGGTATTGATCCTGAAGCACCGTGGTTCAAACAAGTAGAGACTGTCACTAACGCAGCTAACCGTCTTACTGGTGTGCGTATCCAAGATACATTCACTAAGTCACAGATGTTTATGACTGAGCTAGACAAGTATCTACGATTAAAGAAAGATAAAAGTTTAAAGGACGTACTTAACGATGGCGATATTGACCTTATTGATGACAGCGTTCTTGGCAGTGCATTGGACACAACACTCAAGTCTGTATTCTCGAAAGACTATACGACTGATGATCAACTCCTAAGTCAAGCTGCTAAGTTTACTGAGAGCATCTCTAACATTCCGCTACTTGGTACAGTCCTACCCTTCGGGCGTTTCTTCAATAACGTTATTGCTACATCATATCAGTGGAGTGTAGGCGGTGCAGTAGAAGTTATGTCTGCTATTGCTAAAGCTGAGAAGCGTAATATCGAAACAGTAGAAGCTGCATCACGTAGCTTAGTGGGTGTAAGTGCGCTGGGTCTAGCTATGCACTACGATGAAGAGCGTAGGAAGAAGAACTTAGGTACGTTTGAGATTGATGCTGGTGGTGGTACTATCATTGATGCTAAGAACACTTATCCATTCTCGTTGTGGCTAGCTGCAGGACGTGTAGGTAACCTACGCCGTAGAGGTGAAGAGGTTCCTACTGAGTTAACTAAAGAGCTTACAGAGCAGTTAGCTGTTGGACAGTTAGCTAGTGACGTACAGTTTGGTAATGACTTAACACGTATCGTTGACTCATTCCTTAACCAAGACATCACAGCAAGTAAGGCTAGCTTTGATGCAGTATCTAAGATGACAGGTAACTACTTCGCTGGTTTCACACGTCCGTTAGATGCAGTCAATAAACTTACAGGGTTTATCACTGACACAGATGTAGTTAAAGATGTACGTCAAGCAGAAGGTAGTGGAGAGATATTCACTCAGGCTGCTACTAAATACTTTGATAACGTCATTGAAGCATTCACTGATAAAGCTGATAGTGTTACTGGTGAAGAGCTACGGGTTGCTACACGTCAAGGTAAGATACAAGACGCTAACCCAATGGCTCGTATCTTCGGTGTCACAGTCAAGCCTGGACGCACAGCTACAGAGAAGGTGTACTCTATGGCACAGATGCAACCTTGGACAGCCAATGAGCGTTCACAGATTGCAGCCTACGATAAAGTGTTTAACGAGACACTAGCTCCTGTACTAGAACGTGCAACAGATAAGCTACTACGTGATCCTGATTTTGCTAATGCTGATCTGATTGGTAAACGTGCTATGCTGAAGAGTACATTGTCAGATGTTAAATCTCGTGTACGTAAATCTCTACAAAAGTATGCTGCACCAGAGAAGCGTATGCTAGCTATCAAACGTAAGGCTAGCTCACACGGTAACAAAGAGCTACGCAATAAAGCTCTTGATGCAATGCGTGACAGGTTTAACTTCAGGGGTACGGTAGAGGATATGTCGTACTCAGAGTTACAGTTCTTTATGGACTACGTGGACTACTTAAAAGATGTATACGAATAAGAAGAGGGGCCAAGCGGCCCCTTTACTTTTTAATACCATGTATTGCTGCACTTCGTTCTGCCCACATCTGCACCTCTACTAAGTTCTTAAGTGCTTCGTGTTTCTCTTCAGTGCTGTGTAAGTTATCTACTATGTATTGCCGTAGATTCTTAACACCTTCTTGTAACCCTGCCCTAAACTGTTTCTGTCTCCCAGAGATAAACGCTTCTGCCTCTTTCTCTAGTGTCATATACCTTCCTTCATAAACACCTTCACCCATTGTGCACAGATGTCACTACGTATAATGTCATCCACACCAAACTCCACAACAGGTACAGGTATCATGTGTTTCTTTGCTAGGTGAATAACTTTAGACAGACCATCACCTTCCTTTAAGTCTGACTGTTGTATGTCACCATTAAGCACAATAGTACTACCTTCACCTACACGAGTCAACAACATCTTAAGCTCATGTGTAGTAATGTTCTGCGTTTCATCTACTATAATGAATGCATTATCAAAGCTACGCCCACGCATCAAAGCTAGAGGAGCCATCTCTACATTGTTGTTCTTGATGGCTGTCTCTAACATACCCTTACCCCAGTGTTTCTCTAGCACGTCAAGCACAGGTAATGCCCAAGGGTAAACCTTCTCCTCTAAGCTACCAGGTAGGAACCCAATGTCCTTACCTACAGCTACGTGAGGGCGTGTGATAACGATCTTGTCAATCTCTTTGGTAGTGTACAAGTCTGCTGCATAGGTTGCTGTGACGTAGGTCTTACCAGTCCCTGCAGGTCCAAGTACAAACACCTGATTGTATGTCTTCAGATGGTCAAGAAACTCACGCTGTCTTTCTGTTCTGGGTATAAGTCCAGAGGTCTTCTTGGATTGGCTGTTCTTGTAGTTTGTCTTTCGGCGTGTCCGTGTTTGCTTCTTCGGTGGTTCCAAGTCTATGTTCATCTAAGTTATCTAGTACCTCTATTGCTTGTTTTACAGTTAGTTTAAACCACTCTCCGTTTACTTCCTCTGCAATTTTAGCTGCTCTAGTATGTGCTTCTTGCTCTGACTTACGTCTATTGTTAGAGCTTACACTATGTTCTAGTATGTAGTCACGGTGTGGGCTGCTAGTTTGATAACCGTTACAACGATCTTCTGCATCAATAGCCATACCTATCTTAACCCAATCAGGCCATGCCTTGTTTGTTATAACATAAACGTACCCTTCTTTAATATTGCTTATTTCTGATTGCTCAAATATAGCATCGTTTATGTTTTTATAATGGCCTGGTTTAAATATCTTATAACGAGGGTCTTTACGAGAAACGTATTTACCGTTTATGTAAAGGTTTTGTTTGTTTTGATAAGGGTTTTTCTTGTCATTCATTTTTTTATGACAAGGCTGACATATATAATAATGTTTACGCTGACAACTAGGTAACCAGTTATCATCACTTAATATAATATCACACTTTGTACAGTTACTCATAACATTCTCCTCGTTAAAGAAAAGCCCAGCGCCTTAACGCTGAGCCTTACAACCTTAGTCAGCTTCTGTGCCGACGATTAGTTCTTTACCTGCTACGTAAGCATCTGTGCCTTTCTCAATAGCATATTCACCTGCTGGCATTGCTACATCCTGAATGACACCTACAGTAACCATAAAGGTTACAAACGTTGATACTACTGTTGCGAACATATTAATCTCCTTCTATATGTTTCTCTAGTTCTTGGTAGCCACCAATGTAGTCGCCACCTATTGTCCAAACTTGTGGTACTGTACGTATATCAGCTTTCTTAAATAAGTCAAGTACCCACTTTGAATCGTTGAGAGAGTAGTAACTTACCACTCCCCCGTTGTCTCTTATAAGCCCTACAGCTTTGCTGCAGTACATACAGTCGGCTCTACCTACTACAACGTACTGGTTCATACTAGGTCTACTATCTCACAGCTATCGCCAGAGCAAGCCATTGTCTGCATTGCTACAGTGTTATCTTCCTGCTCATACTCGTTAAGCTTAGACCAATCAATACGCTTAGGCATTAGCTTCAGTAGCTCTTCATACTCTTGCTTTGTGCAGTCTTGGTATGGTGCTTGCTGATAAGTATGATCACTGTGTGGTAGGAATGATACGCCTGACATCTCGTCAAAGTGTTCATACACAAACGCACCTACAGCTAGCCATTCAGAATCCCGTACTGAGATAGTCACCGATGGTTTATGCTCACACCAGTGTCGCTGATATGTAAGCCATGTCTCTAGTTGTTCAATAGCTGTCATGTCATTACGTGTTACAGCTTTGTTAGGTGACTTCTGAGGGAAGCTAAACACTGTAGTTGTATCACCCTTAAATACACAAGGCTCAGCAGGGATGCCTTGATCAATCATGAACTGGGTAAGAGGGTCTTTGTTATCTCCCCGTACAGTCCGAATGTAATAAGGGTTATGACGAGCATGGATGCCACTAGCAGAGTCCACAAGTTGTGATACCGTCCCAGATGGTTTAACGCAAGTGATAGAAGCAGATACAGGGATACCAAGACGTTCAGCCCAAAGAGTATTAGTATCAACTGCGACATTTCGTAAGTGTTCAAGGGTCTTCTCTAATCCTTTGTTCTTTGAAGTCATCAATGGGTTATCCATGATACCTGTTAGCGACACTCCAAGCAATCGTTCTGCCTCAGTATTGTCTCGCCACACCTTTCGCAGATACGGGAACTTAGTGTAGGTGGACTGGATAGTTCCCAGAATTGTTGCCAACTTGACTTTTCGTTCCAAGTCTTCCACACTATCTGTAGCACGTACCACAACTTCCGTAAGATTACAGAACTGATACGGCAATAATATGATCTCAGAACATGGGTTGGTCCCGAAGTCATGGTTAGGATCACGTCTGCCATACTTAGCAGCTTGTTTCTTAGATGCTTCACGGTTAAATACTCCTCGCTCTCCTGACTTACTCTCTACTAGAGCTAGCCACTCTCGCATAAATGTTTCGATGTCAGGCTTCTCAGTGTAAGACACAGAGTTATTAGCTAGTGCACGGTGCGCTGCAGTCTCCCACCACTGTCCTGACTTAGCGTGGCGCATACGGTCATCACTCAGGTTAGACAAAGAGATCATAGCTGAACGACGAACACCCCCGACTACCACGATCTGCCCAATGAAACACATTAGATCGTGACACTCAATAGAGGATAGCTTACGTCCTTGTGCGTTCTTGAATGTAGACACAGCAAAGTTAAACAGTTCAACTAAAGGCGCTGGGCCACTGGCTCGTCCACCGAATGTCTTTAGTCGAGCACCTGCAGGACGTACCTTAGACACATCCCACTTAGGAATCTCACCAGCCCATAGGAGTGCCAACACTTGACGGAAAGCCTTAGCCCACCCTTCCTTACTATCTTTAACGACAACGGTAGTGTCACTGTCATAGAGGACAGGCACTTCGGGAAGCTTAGATATGTACTGACGTTCAACAGAGAAGCCGACTCCAGTACCGCAGAGGAGGATGTACATCGCTTCGTCGAAGCTCTTAGGGTCATCTACGGGTAGATATGAACAGTTGTATCCTGCTGTGTTGTCACGATCAAGCGCTGGGCCTGCTGTCATCATAGCTCTCATAGATGGCATAATCTCTAAGCCAAGGATAGCTTGCTCAATCTCGAAGCGTGTCTCTGCATCTACCTTATCACTGATTACATTTGTAGCGTAACGAGCTACTGTATCGTCCCACGACTCACGTCCGTAACCATCGAAGTACTTAGCGTAGCGTGACTTGTGAATGAATGACTGGTAGTCTGTTGGTAAAAAGTTTGATCCCATTATCTTTTATCCCCTGATCCTTGTAGTGTCCCTCGTGCCTTGCGTCCGTACAGCTTCTCTAAGTTCTTCATAGCAAGGTCGTGCATATCTAAGTTTAAGTCTCGTGATAGTGCAGCAATGTACCACAACACGTCACCTACTTCTGCTGCAATAGCTTGACGATCAAAGTTACCATCACGCAGCATCTTCTTTACTTTGTTGGCGACTTCCCCTGCTTCACCTGCCAAGCCCAGCGCAGGATACAGAATAGAATGCTCGGCTTTGTAAATGGCTGTCTTGGCTGCTGCCTTTTGGTATGCATTTAATCCCATCTCTTTCTTGCTGTAGGTTTCACTGTAATATTCCCAGGCTTCTAAGTC